AAATGAGGGTAACTCAAATGGATATCTTCTCAAGATTGATGCGTGATCGTATCTTATGGTTATCAGGACCTGTAAATCAACACATGTCTGACATTGTACAAGCACAATTATTGTTCTTGGATTCAGTTGAGAAGAAAGACATCACACTTTACATCAATAGTCCTGGTGGTTCTGTGATGTGTGGTCTTGGTATTGTGGATTTGATGAACTACGTAAGTTCAGATATTGTAACCACAAACTTGGGTATGTGTGCATCTATGGGTTCAGTTCTTGTGTCATCAGGAACAAAAGGAAAAAGATCATCTTTGATACACGCAAAAGTAATGACTCACCAAGTAAGTCACGGAACACAAGGAAACATTCAGGACACCAGAATTAATCAAATGGAAGGTGAGAAGTATAACTACATTTTATTCAAGATCTTGGCGGAGAATTGTGGTAGAACATTCCAAGAAGTATTGGATTTTTCGGCAAGAGATAGATGGTACAATTCAGAAGAAGCAAAAGAGTTCGGACTTATCGATGAGGTAATCGGAACGGATAAAAACAAAACAATCACAAACTACTTGGATGGGTTTGATGATTATTACAAGAAAGAAGTATTGGGTGTGAAGTAAATATTTACACCCAAATATTTTTAATTAAAATTAAATTATGGAAAAAGAAATATTAAAAGAAACGGTAAGTAAAGAAAGACCAGTACCGCAAAAGAAAAGAAATTACAAACCAAGAAATAAAAAAGAAACTAAAGTTAATTTGGTAGATGAAATGGTAATGAGATCTGAAGAAATTCCTAATATAAAAGGAATACAAAAACAGGTTGGGTATTATAAAATTGGTAAAAGTTTTCACATCTTCTTTGAAGAAAAACCAAAAGCGATTTATAGATTCTTTACCAAACTATTGTTAGGTTGGAAATGGCACGACCAAAAGTAAAACGTATTCACGTTAATCAACACAACGTCAGATCTAATAAAACAAAAGGGACTGATCTACCCGTGATTACAATAAAGGAAGGTAAAACAAATACTTATTGTAATGAAGTGGAAATCTTAGGACCTTCTAAGATTATATACGGAGGACACGGTGTTGATGCCAAACCACTGTTGAGTTGTGGGGCGAGAGTGGTAATTGAAACTACGAGTGATATAAATATTATATCATAAAAAAACCCCGAGTGATCGGGGTTTTGTGTTTTACTTAAGTAAGTTGTAATACTCTTTAAAGTGTTTAATACGATCAGGTAACCCGATTGTTCCACCGTTCACTCTTTTTGTTACTGCAGTTACAGTTGCGTCATCCGCACCTTTATCGCAGATTGCCCATAATTTATTTGAGTCAAAGAAAAATGCGGCTGAAGCCAAAGGATATTTGGTTGCAACTAAATCAGGATTAGAAACACAGTCCTCACCAATAAATTTTGTAAAGTTAGTGTAGTTTGCTTTACCTGTTAATTGAATATAACCTCTTCCTCTAAACTTGAAACCTTCTTTTGATGCTTCATCACCGTTACCCATTCTTGATGCGTAAACACGAGAGGCGATCTTCTCAGGTTGACGAGCGTAAGACTCATTTAGATTACCAGGGAAATATTTACCAAAGATTTTTTTCAAACCATCAGCAGAGTAATTCAAGTTCTCACTAACCGCTTTGAAATTACCTGACTCATGACCACATTGTGACAAGAAATGAGCTAGTCTCAAATTATTTGTAATATTGAATTTTTTAGCAGTTTCAGGAATCTGAGCAAGAACTGCATCAGGAATATGACCCTTCAATTTTTCAATGTTTAATGATCCACCACTTGGGATAACTACGTCTTCTTTTACCACTTGAGGTTGTTTTGGTTCTTCACCAAACAACTTAGACCAAGTAGCATCACCAACGATACCATCATCCTTAAGTCCGTTTGCCTTTTGCCAAGCTTTAACTGCTGCTTCAGTTTTAGGTCCGAATTTTCCGATTGCTTCTACACCTAATTTTTCTTGGAGTTTTTTTACGTCAGCTCCTTCTGATCCAACTTTTAATACCATAATTTTTGATTTTCCTATAAATAGTAAATTCTCAGACAAAGTAAAGATTTTATTATAAAAAAAACTTCAGTTAGTAATTTTTAAGATACTTATTAGAAAAAGAGAATTATGGGATACACAAGAGAACAGGTCGAGGCTGCCGTCAAAGCCAAAGGTTATGTTTACTTCGAAGACACAAACAACAAAGGGTTCGATGTAAACATTATAGGTATAAGAAACGCCGGTACTGGTCAAAAAGTAACGAACGCGTTTGATGACTTAATCACATTAAGTTACAAAGATGAAACAGGTGCGTGGAAATATCACGAATGGCCGGCAACCACAGATCCTGGAAAAAAAGGTGTGATGGAATATCACAACAAAGCTGGTGTTGCCAGACTTGTTGAAGGACAATACAGAGGTTCACACGGAATCGGTCTTCATCAAGGAAAATACGAAGCACTTAAACAAGCAAAGAACGTAAAAGTTTATCGTGACCCAAATCGTGATTTAACTTATGACGAAACAAAAATTGCTGAGGGTGTATTTGGTATTAACATTCACAAGGCTGGTGCTGACTCAACTTATGTAGAGAATTGGAGTGAAGGATGTCAAGTTTTTAAAAGATCTGCAGACTTTGAAGCGTTTATGAAAATCTGTAGAAAGGCTAGAGACACTCACGGAAACTCTTTTACTTACACATTGATTGAATCAACAGACATAAAATAAAAACTAAAACTTAAGAACTACGAAAATGAAACAACTAAAAGGTCTGTTATTAGGACTTTTATTCTTATTACCGTTTATCGGTAAAGCTCAAGTACCCGCAGCACCTTCAAACGGATTGTGGGGTATCATTGCATCCCAATATCAAGTTGGGACAACAGCACAAGGCACAACTGATGCGAAGATTACATTACAAAACACAACCCTTACAAAATTTGCAGGGGTTCAGTTTAGAGTATTCTACGATAATGTAGCGTTTACAAATGCAACCGTATCTCTTATCGGATCATCAACAAACTTAGACCTTCAGTTTATCACCAACACAACAAATGGTTTTATTACCATTACTTTGGTTTATACAGGTCCAAGTGCAACTTATACGATTCCAAATGGTGAGAGATTTCTAATTACCTTTACTCACGCACCAGCGGCAACATTTAATAACTTGGCGTCTATTTCCAACTTAACTTGGACAGGACCTCAGTCTTTTACACCGTATGCCGCTAAACAAGATGGTATGGATACCACATTAAGTGTTCATAACTATGGTGGTGTGTTTACTCCTGTGAACTTTGCTTATCATGGAACGTTCACAAACGTTACAGGTTCTCCTGCCAAATATCTTAACTTAGCATTACAAAGAAGACCATTTGGTGGAAACACTTGGACACAACATTCTGCTTATGTTACTGACATCAACGGAGACTTCAACATCTCAGTTCCATTGGACACAACATATTGGGATGTAAGATTAGCAATTCAAGGAGATACAATGGGTGTAGGTAATATTATTTCATCAACAGACGCTCAACAAATCAATCAGTGGGTTCTTGGAAACGGAACTATGACTGGATTTGATTACTACACGGCAGATGTGAATGGTTCTAATAGTACAACTATATCCGATGTATGGGGTGTGTTTGGTAGAATCTCAGGAAGATTTAACGTATGGCCTAACAACACAAAAGATGTTAAGTTCTTTACTGTATCTGAATATACAACAATCAACGGATCCGCAACTAACTATACATCAACAATTGCGGGTGTAACAAACTTTACATTTGATATCTTACCGGGTCAACCTGACTCTGTGGTTTATTATGTGATGGTTCCTGGTGATGCTAACGGTACAGGTTACAACATGGCTCGTGTTACTCCGATTGAAGTATTGGTTGGACCAATGCCAGGTTTAGAGTCACAAATCTATAATGTAATCGATACTAAAGTTGAGTATGATTTTCCAACATCAACAATCGAAGTAAATGTACCTGACATTTCTGTAGAAGCTGGAAATTTAGTTGAGTTACCCGTTAAAGTTTTTACAAATGGGAATGAGTTATCATCACTTCAGTTTGGTTTGAAATACAATACAGACCTATTGGAATTCAAAGGGGTTAACTCAACATCAAATGCCATGCAATGGATCACATATATAAATCCAAATGATGGTCAAGTTGATTGGGGTGGATTTGATCCTACAAATAATGAACAACCATTAGTAGATGGTGATGAGGTTGTGACTTTACAATTTATTGCAAAACAACCACAGAATCTATGGGAAGAAAGTCCTCTTTATACTTCTTTGAAGTTTGCAGGAACAACTCAATCTGAAGATTTAACAATCACACCAACAAATGGAATCCTTCAAGTATTAAAAAGTAATATGGGTGAGGTAATCGGTAATACAATTTCTGTAGTTCCTAATCCTGTTATTGATGAAGTAACAATTTCATTTGAAGTAAAAGAAACAACAAACGCAAATCTATCAATTACAGATGTTGTTGGAAGAAAGTTAATTACAATATTGGATGGTCAATTACCAAACGGAGAGTATAACTATGTTGAGAACTTAGGTAGTTTAGAAAGAGGTCTTTACTTAGTTACATTAACTATGGAAAACGGAGAAACTAAAGTTTCAAAAATTGTAAAACAATAAACACAAAATAAACAAAAACAAAAATGTCAGAAGAAACACAAGACACAAATGATGGAACATGGTCAGGATTAAAGAAGACCATCATCGGAACACTAACAACAGTAATTGCTGGTGGTGGAACATGGTTAGGTGTAATGTTATATGGTGGCGGTGAAGAAGAACCAAAAGAAGAAACAAAAACGGAACAGACTGGAGGTCAAGCACCAATCACAATAAACGTACAACAAAATCAAGAAAATAAACAAAAAACTGAGAACAATAATGGTGGTGGTGTAATTCGTGAAAGAATTATCGAAAAACCTGCGGCTCAACAACCAGCTCAAACTCAACCTAAAAAAGAGGAAGAGTCTTGGTAATAAATAATAAAAATTAAAATTATGGAAAAGAAAGTAAAAAAGAAATCATTCTTAGTAAGAATGTTTATGGATCACAACGACATAAATGAAAAATCAATCGTAGGTTTCGGATCATTTTTAATGATGGTTGTTTGTCTTGGTGTAGATATCTACACAGGATTTCACGGACAAAAAATGCCGATCAATCAATTTATCTATGATGGTTTCTTATGGATCACTTTAGGTTCATTTGGAATTGCTTCTGTCGACAAATACTTTGCTGGTAAAAACAAGGATAACAACGAAGAAGAAGTAGAAGGATAATGAAAAACCTACTTTACATATTACCATTCTTTTTGATTGGATGTAAAACAGTACAAGCCCAACCCCCTCAAAACGGAGGGGGTATTGGCTCTGTTAAGACAGAACAATATGTTGCCGATTTTGAAAAGAAACAATCAATAGACTCGGTTGCTGACTACGATGGATCAATTCAAGTTCCAATCCAATTATTAAAGATTGGTATTAACGAAGAACTTTACGAATTATATCCTGAGTTAAAAGATAAAAGAGTAGGTCTTGGTGTAACAAATATTGTAATTGAATATTTGGAATATACCAACAGATTTATTTTCACTGAAGAAAAGGAAGAGATCAAACAAAGAATGATTGCTCAAGACAAGGCATCAGACAAGGGAGTATCTTCAAACAAAATCGAAGTGAAAGGTAATGTTGTATTAGCTAAGTACTTTGTTTATATTGAGGTATATGATTTTTCAGTATCAGAAGACGAAGTTGTAAAAGTTAATGGACAACAAACTGTAAATCAAACTACAAGATTAGGTCTTCAGATCAAATTTGTAGATGCTGAAACAAGTCAAGTGATTGTAGGATCAGGACTTGGAGAAGCGGTAACAATTAAAACAACATCAATTTTAGGTGATATCTCAGATGATGTTAAATTCAATCAATCAACTGTAGGTATATCTACAAAAAAAGCTTTAGAGACAGCTTCATCAAGAGTTGTAACTAGACTTATATCAAAAGGTGTATTTCCGAAGTGAGAATAAACATTTTCATATCTTTGTTGTTTGTCTTATTTAGTTTCTTCAATCTAAAAGCACAGACTTATAACTATTCATACACCGATCCTTGTACAGGAAATGTAAAAAATATCATAGTCCCCATCAATGGTTCAGTCACGGTGGGGTATTATGGTTTTGTCGAGAACTTTACTCAACAACAATTTACCGATGGAACTTTTGAAACTTGGGCTAACCAAGTTTTTTCACAATATCAAGGATCACCATGTGCCGAAATAGTTGGACTTGGTGGTCAAATAAACATGGCTCAAGATGTGGCATTAAACACGATAGGTATTATCAACTCACTATCGTCTTTAATGGATCTATCAAACGGAGCCACAGATTTTCTTAGCGGTAGTCTAACCGCAGCATCTAATTCTTCTAACACCAACGGAAACAAAGGTAATAAGAAGAATGGGAATAGTTCCCAAAATGGAAGTGGAAATAATAATAACGGTACAACAACAAATACTAATAACTCCACAACCAATAACAATCAAAACCAAAATAATGGAACAAGTAACACTACTGAAGGAAGTCAAACCACTTCTGGAACAAATGAAACAAGTTCGAACAACGGAGGAAATGGAACCCCTAATACAAATGTTGGAACTCAAGGTACAACATCAACAGGAAGCTCTACAACTCAAAGTGGATCAAATGAAAATGGAAATTCACAGGCTGTGTCGCCTATAAACAATCAAAACACTAATACGAATGAAAACAATAGCAATACTACTGTCGGTAGCAATACTGGGGAGTCTAGTGGGAATGGGACTAGTGGGAATGGTGAAGGAAATAACCAAACGAACCAAGAAGTAACAAATAATGGTTCTACAACTAACCCTAACGGTAATGGTTCTAATAACGGTGGGAACTCTGGTGTGGGGAATAATAGTGGAAACCCACCAAACGGTGAGGAAACCACAACCCAAACAGAAGAACAAGGAGGAGGACAAACAAACATTACCCAAGGGGCAACTAAAACAGTAAATCAGAATAGGGAAGGTGGGAAACCCACAGTTATCGCATCAAGCGACTTTGTGGGTTTTAACTTTCAAAACTCTGAAGTTAGAACAGGATTAAAATTAACAGGAGGATATCATAACATGCGTTGGGATGGTGAAACTGCTCGTGGTGGTTTGGTTGATTATGTGTCAGCACAACAAGGACCAAACATAACAGGATATCATGCATGGATCAACAAAAAAAGTGTTGGACTTTTATCGGGAACTTTATCTGTAGGGTTTGAAGGTAGGGGATCAGTATACGGCACTTTAGCTGGAGGACAGATGTTCATGTTCCCAAAGATCCCAAGTCTTAAGGCTGTTTATATGGGAACAGTATCATACGGACAAGTTTATAAAACATCATTTTTAGGAACGGCTTTAATTGGTGGTGGAATGTATGACTTGAAGTTTGGTAAAAGAATAGATGTTAAACTTATGGCTTTATTTGTCTATTCACCATATGTAAGTTACTATAACGATTTGGTATTAAAATCACCATATGTGGTTCTACCAAGTTTAGGTACAAACATCGCAATTACAAAAAGATTTAAATTTAATATAAATGCAGGAGGGGCGTGGGCGATCAAGGTAAACACTTTAAATTATACAATAACATGTGGAACAAGATTATTAGTTGGACAATAGTATTATTTTCTGTTTTTTCATTAAATGCACAGACTTTTACTTATTCAGGTTACATAAGAAACGCCGATGGTACAGGAGCCGTCAACGTACCGGTAAAGTTATATAAAAGAACAACACCTGTAATGAATGGGTTTACATCCCAAAACAATTACAACGGACATTCATACTACAGATCTACAGGATCTATGTTTTGGAGTGATGCAAGACAAGCTTGTTTGAATATGGGAGGCCACTTGGTTACTGTAACAACCGCAGCAGAAAATTCTTTTATATTTGGTTTATGGCCTTCAGGTTGGATTGGATTAACTGATGAAGTAATAGAAGGTCAATGGAGATGGGTTACAAATGAAACTTATTCATACACCTCATGGAATCCCGGTGAACCAAATAACGCTGGTAACGAAGATTACGTCCAATTCGTAGGGGGAGGTAAATGGAATGACTTACCAAATGCAATTTCACTACCATATGTATTAGAATTTGAATACATAGTTACATACACACCATGGGTGTTACACCAAACAGTATATACAAACGCAACAGGATATTATAGTTTTTCTCAACCAACAAACCCATCAGTTGAATGGTACATTCAGTTTGATGCGACAACACCTGTAACAACATTACAATTGACAGACATGATTGAGGTTTCAAAGTTAGTTTTGGGTATTACACCAATTAAAAGTATTCATTACCATAGATATGATGTTAACTACGATGGTAGAATAAATGTTGCTGATGAGAACTATATTAACCTTAGAAGATTTGGTTTTTTAAATGGTTGGGTAAACACAAACCCCGCAAGATTCTTTACTACCGCACAATATACAACATTAACAACAAATACATCAGATATGAGAATAGCAATTCCTGGTGTGTCATCTATGACAATAAACTCACCTGTAAGTGGGGGATCACAAAACTATTATCTGATTGCTCCTGGGTATAAATCAACAGTTAATTACTAATGAAAAATATAATCTTACTACTTGGTATGTTACTACTTGGTAACCTCGCAATGTCTCAACAATGTGTTTATGTTGATTCAGTTTACAACACAGCTAAATTAAAAGAGATGGGAAACAGAGACATTCGTTTTGGTATAAGACAAATAGTTGAAGACGAACTATCTGAGAAGTTCTGTTTATCTGAAGATGGAAAGGATATTGATGTTGAGGTTTATTACTTTGGATTACCGAAGACGACAATTAGAATTGTTGGTGTTGAGAAAACAGAATCAGTTACGCAGGTTGGTGTAAGATTATATTACGATGGTAAATGTTATGAAGGTATTGGGGAATCTGAAACTGAGATTAGAGCAATCATGATTGAAGTAAAAGAGGGGATGTTACCTTTTGAAAAAATGACTGTATCATCAGCACTTAAAAAGGCTATACACGAAGCTGTTATCAAAATATGAGAATATGGCAACTTTCGATATTGTTAATGTTTTGGTCATCATCTTTCTCGCAAATCCGTATTGCAGATGTTGGAGATGGTTGGAAAAATAAAGTAGAACAAGCTTTAGACACCATAAAAAAATATGATGTTCAGAAGTATTATCTGATTATGGAGAACTGCTCTAATGTCGCATATTGGAATGGAGGATTCTCAACGACAGAAGGAGATAGTACAATTACTATTTCAACAAGAGAAATGAAAGATGGAAATATCTATAACATTTCTGCAATACTTGTTCACGAATCTTTACATTTATTCTTCAAAAGATCCAACTTCAACCTTAAACCAAATCTTGAAGAAGTGGTATGTTATCAACACGAGTTGGAGTTTTTAGAGAAAATACCTTGTGTTGATGATTGGTTAATAGAAAACGCCAAAAACAAAATCAAATTTTATTCAAAACCATAGTTGATTTCACAACACAAATCATTTATTTTTTAGGTATGAAAAAACTTAAAATAGATCCAAACAAAATTATTAGAGTAAAACCAAGAATGATCAAAGAAGGTCCTGATGTTGCTCCATTATTTACAATTATACTTGGATTTTTACTTGGTATCGTTTTTATGTCTTTAGTGTCCTGTGAAGAACAAAAATCACAAAAAGAAATTCCAACAGAAATTACAAATGTAACTGAATACACTTACCAAGAGTGTGAATACATCAAGGTAGGAATTGGCACTCGTGCTTGGGGAACACATAAAGGAAATTGTAAAAACCCAATCCACAAAAAATGACAGATCAAGAAATACTTAAGTTCGGAGAGATTCAATATCTTAAAGGAAGATTGGATGAATTATACAAAGCGATCCCAACTGTAACTAATATGGAACGAAGACGAAAACTTGACCAACGGATTGAAAAATATATTACTAAGTTAAAGAAAGTTGATGAGGTTGCATATAAACTATATGAAGTTGAGTTAAACGCAACACACAGAGTTAAAGTCAAAGGAAAATTAGAAACAGAAAATTTACTAAAAGAAATTTTGGCAACTGAAAGTATAACAGATGAATATCTAATTAAAAAAATTAAAGACAAAATTGAAACTTTATAATGTCAAACAAACCTGATAATGTTTCCGACAACCCTGGTTTACTTCCTTATGGTAGTAATGTTAGAACACTGGAAAGAACCAAGAGTTCTAAATGTTAACAAACAATTTGAAGATAGGTTCGAACAATTAAAAAAAGAATATCAAAAACTTATTGACGAATATAAATGGAATGACTTGGTCTATAAATCAAAATTTAGTTTTGAACCAGTAATCGGAAAAATTTATCACCTATATTATGCGAATGATGGAAAAATATTTCTATCTTTGATATCTCCAAACGAGTGGAAGAGAGAACATATAGGAAGTTTTAAATATAATCACGATAACAAATGGGAAAAAATAGAAGACTAAAAATGGTTTACGAAGATGACTTTCAGTACATTTCAAAAATTGTAAGTTCTTGTCAAACTTATGAACAAATGTTGACTACAAAAAAATTATTTGAAAACTTCAAACAGAAGTGGATCAGACAAATCCCTAAAATGGAGATGATAAACTATATGTATCGATTTCAATCAACATATGATATGAAAAGAACAAAATTATGTTTAAAAGATTAGAATTTTTCGTAAGTACTTTTAGAGGACTTGGATTAGGAATAACATTTAGTTACTATGATAATTGTTTTATTTGTGTTGGAACATTTTTATGTTTTAATACATATTTTGAATTGAATTTGGGAAAAATTCATTAAATTTGTACTATGATACTTACAATACTTTCTGATACACACAACAAACACAATCATGTCAAAGGTGACTTGAAAGGTGGTGATTTGTTATTACATGCTGGTGACATTTCCTCTATGGGTTATGAACACGAGATCGTACAATTTACTTCTTGGTTTAGTAGACTTGATGCGTACAAACACAAAGTATTCATTGCTGGTAACCACGATTGGGGTTTTCAAAATAATGTTGAGAAAGTTAAAGAGATAGTTGATTTTTATCCTACTATGACTTATCTACAAGACCAACTACATACCATTCAAGATGATAATGGGACTGAAGTTAAAATTTGGGGTAGTCCTTGGCAACCTGAGTTCTACAATTGGGCATTTAACTTACCACGAAATGGTGAAGAGTTAAAAGCTGTATGGGATATGATACCTGAAGATATTGATATCTTGATTACTCACGGTCCAGCTTGGGGATTCTTGGATGACGTTGAAGGTAATCGTAATGTTCACTTGGGTTGTGAATTACTTGCGGAGCGAATCAAACAAATCAAACCAAAGATTCACATCTGCGGACACATTCATACAGGTTATGGGCACTACTATGACGGACACACCCACTACTTCAATGCGTCTGTGTTGAATGAACGATACTTATATTCTCATTTACCTTGGCATATTGATTGGAACCCAATAACAAATGAAATACAATTTTTATGATGGAAAAAGCACATTTTATTGAGAACAGAGTTTTCAAAGATAAAAGAGGAACATTTAGTCCATTAGATCTCGCCAAGTTAGATAAGAATTGGGTGCAGAGTAATATCAGTGTAAACCCCCGTAAATACACACTTCGGGGGTTACACTTTCAAAAGAACGAATTTGCCCAAGGTAAACTAATTAAGGTCATCAAAGGATGGATACTAGATTTTGTTGTTGATTTGAGACCTGTTTCTGATGACTACAATAAAATTTTCTTTTTTGATATGAAAGAAGGGGATGAAGTTTATGTTCCGAGATACTTTGCACATGGTTTTATAACCATGGAGGAAGATTGTATTGTACAATATTTAGTTGATAATGATTATAGCCCTGAAAACGAAGGAATCAAGGTATGGACTGATTATCCTGAAATAATTAGAGAAGTAAGAAAATATCATGAATGGTTTGTTGAAGAGTTTGTTCAGATTGCAGATAAAGATTTAGTTGAAAAATAAAAACTTGGTGATATTTATAATAAAAATATATTATGAGTAAGTTTGATTTAAGTGAAAAATTGAAAGAAGAATTAAAAAGACGAAATCTTTGGGAACAAGAAGAAGATGAAGATGAAGATCAAGATGAAGAAACTTCTTCAAATCACAATGAAGATTTCTGTGACATGGTTTGTCAATTACTCCACTCACAAACACAAGTACATATATTTCATTTAGGTACTAAATCATATTCTGAACACAAAGCATTACAAGGTTATTATGAAGGAATCGATGCTCTTGTTGATGGTGTGATAGAGTCTTATCAAGGTAAATACGGTCTTTTGACTAATTACAAGTCATTCAAGAATCAATCTTATAAAAACAAAAACCAAGTATTAAAATACTTTACAGGTTTGTTAAATATGATTGAAGAAAAAAGAGACTGTTGTGATGATTCTTTTATACAGAATCAAATTGATACTATACAGGAGTTGGCTTACTCAACTATGTATAAGTTGAAATTCTTACAGTAATAATTTACCACCAAAGAAAACAAAGTTATTATCATTTAGATCATCTATTTCATTACCTACATTCCAATCGTATTTGATATCTTCCATACTGTAAGTTTCTCTAAAGTTCCTTTCTCTTAAGAAAGGTTGTTTGAGTACTAATGAATTATAATAACGCCCCTCAAAAGGAATGTCGTCATCCATATCACCAAGTTTATTTGTGGTATATACTTTATCGTAGAATTCATCGTAACCCATGATATCTGTTTCTACATTCCCACGACCATCGCAATTATTACAATCAAATTCTCCGTCGCCATCACAACTGTAACACATCTCATCACCTCTACCATCACATTCATTACAAATTTTATCACCAGTTCCATTACATTCACCACAAGCATCGCCTTCATCATCCTCACCTGTACCATCACAAGTAGAACAATCTTCTTTACCATCACCATCACATGACCTACAGATTACATTACCTTGACCATCACAATTATCACAAGCTTCTTTACCACTCCCATCACATGACGAACAGTCCTCCTCTAAATAACCAAATTCTTCATATACAAAGAACTGGTAACCTTTAAGATTTTCTAAAACATACTTTACTGATTTTGCGGCGTCACCTGTTATGTGATAGTAATAGATTGAAAAAAATAAGTACATTTCTTCAGATCCATTTAACTTGGAAAGATATAAACTTAAAAAATCGTCTTCATGGATTTCATATTTAATATCAGCAACAGTGTTAAAAACATCAGGATGGGAAGAATCCTCCAAAGATCTATGAATTTGTTTAGTAAATTTTACGAGTAAAGGAATTTTATTTGGATCCATTATGAATTTATTTTTTCAAATAAATAGTTTATTTTTAGTAATGATACAATAAAAAAATATCAATTAAACAATAGTATGGCACATCCAATATTACATGCAAAGAGTTCAGCCAAAAAGTTTGGTGGAAAGTGGGAAGATTATATTCACATTCATAATTGGTTAGATGAGACCAAAGGATGGTATGGACATTCTTTACACAGAGCGTTTAGACACCACTCAGAAGGTATATTTGAACTTCAAGAAAAGTTCGGACCTGAGTTTAAAAATAGTGATGATAAAACTGTTTATACTAGATATGTTGGAGAACAACATGTTAAAGAAGATTGTGATGGGTATATTCCTTCAGCATCAGAATGGATGAAAATATTAATGTCAGGTGAAAGACCAACATGGGCGACTCGAACAAAAAAGTTAGAGTTTGAAGATTAAAAGTATTTATTAGAAAATATCGTATGGAACTTACAGAAAAACAAATACAAGATTTAAAAAAGTATTCAAAGCTATTAAACTCCTTAAACATGGAGGATGGTGTGACTTGGTATTACCAATGCTACGATGGTGAATTTGAAAATTTGTATGGTCCTACGCATGGAGGTAGAAATGTTAGTGATGAATTATCATTTTTACCTGGATCAATTGAAGAATTCTTTGAAAACATTAGAGATAATTTTGATACAGGAAATTTTTACAACGACTATTATGACAATGAAAACGGTACTTTAACTTTTACAATTTTTGCTGAAAGAAATGAAATAGATGTAATGTATGATTATTATGAGATTAGCACCGAAGATAGTCAGATTGAGAAAAATTTTTCAGACTTTTCAGATATAAGACCGGGGTGGAGAGGAGATGATAGAGAAGCAAAAAAACTATCAGATCCTGCAATCGTTGAAGAATTGAAATCTGTTTATGGTGATTCTTGTAGATGTAGTTATGACGGGAGCGGAGATAGTGGATGGGTCCAAGATATGGTAGATTCTTCAAAGGGATCAAAAGGTTTAAATCAACAATTAGAATATATTTGTTACGACTTATTAGAATTATATTACGGAGGTTGGGAAATAAATGAAGGATCAAATGGATCTATCGATTTCAATTTCAAAGACCAAACTGTTGAATTAAATCACAACCAAAATGTAGAAGAAAACGTTGATGAACATTATATGACTTGGAAATTTTAATTATGGATAAACTAATTAGAGAAGATATTGAAAGAATAAAAAGTTTGATGATTGAGTCGGAAGGTAAGAATGAGTACAATTTTTGCGATAGGTTTTCAGGTAACAAACAAAAAATGTATGTTTGTAGTAAAATCGGATCATTAAAAGGACTTCTTTCTCGAAGTAACGGTCTTGATTTAAAAACGGTTATAGAAAAACAAATTTCAGATTTAGAAACTGAAATACCAAAAGATTTACAAAAAAAATTTATTGATTGTGCTATTTTTTTAGAATCCCTTGGAAAAATAACTGAGGATAAAAAAAATGATTTTATAAAAAATAACGTAATAAATAACAAATTGGTTTATTTGAATGGAGAATGGCAACCAATAAATAAGTTGAACACAAATTATTTTGATTTGGCAGAATTACTAACTGAACTAATCTATAAAAATAAAAACAATACTACATTCCAAGCAATTATCAAAGATCCTAAAACCACTTTAATGAGGATGAAATCAGAGTTAGAGAAAATGATTGAAGATTATTTTGACGATCCTATGATGTTATTCGATTACACCAAAAACATCCAACGAACAACTCAACAGGGTGAAAGTGCCGAAAGAAGAGTTAAAGAATACTTACAAAACAAAGGATTCAAAGTTGAATATGAAGGTGGAAATGGTGATTTAATTGATATGGTATTTGGGACCGATCTTATTATGTCTCATCCTGATTTTGGAGTTAAAACAATCCAAGTTAAGGCGAATGAAAAGGCTTATGATCAAGATTACAAATATGTTGATTGGGTAATAATTGCAAACCCTTTCACTATTTATGATAATAAAACTAAAGAAAAAATTCAATTATAATGAATTCAGGTCAAATATGGATCACAAGAAGGTTGGATGATATAATCGGAACTGTTGAAGAAGCTGCTGGAGACATTGATACAAGAGATTATCCAAATTTCCAATCTTGGATGATGGATGTATTTGATAGTGCTTTAAATAGATTACATGATGAAAGTTATCAATCAGAAAGTAATTTTTTAGACAAATATAGTGGTATTTTATCTGCTATGGAAGACATGTTTAAAGATCAATTGGAGGATTTTTATTTATCAGAAAAAGATAATGATGTAATTAATGAAAGTTCAGAAATACCTATTAGATTACTCAGACGAGGAGTAGAATTAGAAAAGATTGGTGATATAGTAGAATATCAAACAGAAATACAAGATCCTTGTGATTTTGAGGATGAGGAAGACTATTCCGACTTTTGTATTTTACAGGGAATTCATTTTTATTACTGTGATGAAGGATATTGTGATGAAGATGAAGATACTGAAGATTATGAAGGACCATCACCAGCAATGGTAGAAGTGAGAGATGAGGTTGAACAATATATATATGATAAATACTATGACTATTTAGTTGGTCTTTATAATGACGCAGATTGTTAATAATGAAAATACTAATATCAGAAAAACAGGCAGATAGAATATTCAACGACAAGATTGAATGTGAAAAGTGTGAACACTCTTGGAAGAAAGAAAAAAGTGATCCACAACCTTTTCTTTGTCACGATTGTGGTTGGGACCAAAAGAAAAAAGAATACGATAAAGAAAACCTATTCAAGTTTTGGAAAAAGAAATTATCCAAAGAACCAATTGACGAAAAATGGTCTCAAAAGTACAAAAAGTCAATAAATTGTAATAATCCAAAAGGTTTTAGTCAAAGAGCACATTGTCAGGGTAGAAAAAAAAGAAATTGATTTATGAGGATTGCTGTTTGTGTTCATTTGTATCATACCGATATGTGGGATGAAATTGAAAATTATTTGAATAATTTAGATTTACCATATAAATTATATGTTAATTTACCTTATGAAACTGACGGAAACAACTTTTTAGATTTTCAGTGGGAGACTTATGTAAATTATTACCAAGACTTGAAAAATGCGGGGAAAAATAATAATGAAAAGGCTTACAAACATTTTATTAAACATGGACTAAACGAGGGAAGATTTTATAGAAAAGATCATTTGGATGTTTATGAAAAAATAATCAAATTTAAGAATGACACTAAAGTTTTTCTATCTCCTAACAGAGGTGTTGATATTGGTGGGTTTTTATATACGTATAAAAAAATCGATAACGATACTGATTTAATACTCAAAATACATACGAAAAAAGGTTTAGGTTCTGAAAAAGTTCCTTCACTAGATTTAATGAGAAGAGGTGGGGGATTTGCAATAAGTCATGGTAGGAATTGGTTTCATGGATTAATGGGTGGGGTTTTATCTAATAGTGTTCAGGTAAATAATATAATTAATAACTTTACTCAAGACAGTACCACAGGTATGGTGGGGTTCAGAAAGTATAAAAATTTTACAGTTAATTATGATGAAACCTTAAAAATATTATCCAAGCTTAATGTAAAAAAAATACCCGAAAATTCTGATTTTATTGGGGGAACTATTTTTTGGGTTAGAAATGAAATTCTAAAAAAATACTTATCGAATAACATTATCAATGAAATAATTGAATTGATGCCATATGGATATGTCAGAGAACCATCAATAAATCATGCAATGGAAAGAGTTTTTGGTATATTGGTTTATTTTGAAAATAAAAATATTAAAATTATTAAATGAAACATGTTATAGTAACAAGATGTAAATTTGGAAAAGATGAGGAATTCCAAAAATATTTTGAGGTTATTAAAAAAACTTACATACCATCAATAAATTCACAAACAGATAAAAATTTTTCAATCGCATTAATTGTCAATCCAAGACATTATGATTTGATTAGGAATGAAATCAACAAAGAAATTGAAATAGTTAAATTTTTTGATCAAAATGATGAGTACAAAGATTTAGAAGTTAGACAAAAAATAGATTTAATACCTTTTTCGGACACCAAGAAAGATTATAGAGACTTTGTAATAAAAAATAATATCACAATTCAAACTAGACACGATTGTGATGATGTTATGGCTCCAAACTATATTGAATATATACATAACCTTTATAATCAAAATAAAAACAATTACGACGATTTTATTTTGAATTTTCACCCAACAAAATTAGTTGTTGAAACAGGTAAAGAATATACTCATGGTAGAGATTACAGTAAGGTATGTTCGATGTTTAGTACTTTAATACAAAAGAACGTCAAACACGGAATTATGGATTGTGTACATGATCACTTGAAAGGATTCACAAGAAATATTATATATATTCCAAGAGGATATGTTAAATTAGGAATTCACGGTAATAATACTTTATCTAAATTAACCCCAAATGACAAACCATTGAATTAATATGAGATTTACCTATGCATATATAACATACAAAAAGGATGTTTATGACCAATATTTAGGACCTTGTTTGGATAAAATTAAAGACAGGGTTGATATTATAACTAAATCTAATATTAAATCATCAAAATTTCATAATGAAGTTATTAACGAATCCCCAAATAGGTATATTATATTTTCCCACGAAGATGTAACATTCTCTGATGATATTATAACCCAAATTGAAAAAACAATAGATCAAACTCCAAATTTTGGTGTGTTATGTGTCGTCGGAAAAAATGGTGATAATAAAAATGTTGGGGCTTTAGCTTCTAATAGATATGATCTAAAATTTTGTGATCCTTGTTTTTTTGTTATTGATAAAGAAAATCCATTAAGATTTGATGAAGTCACATTTGATGAATTTCATTTTGGTGTTGAGGACTATTGTATTGGAAGTCAGGAAAAACATGACAGAGGAACATATAGTATATTAATTAATTGGGGTAAAGAAAACTCACCATTATCCTTCAAACACCACAGCTATACCTGTAGGACAGTTAAATATCAGTGGGGTAATTATGCGGAATACAAAAAAAGATTAAAACAAAAATGGGGTCACTTGACAAATATTAAAAATTTTTAATAATGATAAGTATCATAATCACGGCACACAATAATGATTTTTTTTTATACGAAACATTAGATTCTATAAATAAAAGTAATGTAAACTTTGATTATGAAATTTTATTAGGTGTGGATAACTGTCAAATTACGATGGACTCGATTAAAGATAACATCAATAAAATATCTGAAAATGTTAAGGTCTTTTATTTTCCTAAGGTTGGAACATATGTTATTAGGAATAGTTTGGCAAAAATTTCTAAATTTGATGATCTCTTGTTTGTTGATTCAGATGATATATTAACAGATGATACTTTGGGATTTGTCTATGAAAATTTGAAAAAGTATGATTTAGTCAAATATAAATTTGCAATGTTTGGTGGTAATTTTGATATCAATAAAGTTAAAACATATAAAAAATACGAAACAAGTCCAGCGGGATCATTTGGTATTAAAAAAAATACTTTTTTAGAAATGGGGGGATTTGAACCTTGGTCTTGTGCTGCTGACGGTGAATTTCAATGGAGAGTTGAAATGACTAAAAAAAAGGTAATAACAAAAAACAACGTTGGACTGTATTATAGAAGACACAATTCAAACCTTACCGTTGATAGTAAAACTGGTATGAAATCACCTATAAGATTATATTATCATTCGCTAAAAAAAGAAAAAATTAAAAATAATAAATACGGTAACATAGAAAATATTAGTGTTTCTGAATATTTGGAAATAAATAAAACTAACATTAAAAATTATAAAATTATTTTTGAACATTTAAAGTTACCTAACCCATATAATTTTCAAGAAATTTTTGAAAGGGAAAAACTGAAAAAAAGTCAAGCTTTAAATGGAGTCTTGAATTCCAGTACTGAAGTAGAACCTCCAAAAAATGAATACAAAGATTTATCCGTTAAAAGTACTATCGAACAAAAAAGATCTCAAATAGATTATGATAGAGTTAATTACGTTTTTCAAAACAACAATAACAAACTTACTTCAATGAGAGTTAACAAACCCACAATACCACAACAAGTTAGAAACAATACAAGTTTTCTAAATAAATTGAACAAAAAAAAATAATGTCGTTATCTATTATAGTCCCAACATTTAATAATATTGAATTCTTAGATGAGTTATTTGATTCATTTGAGAAAAATAAAGTAAATTTTCCTCATGAATATTTGATTGGTGTTGATTATTGTGAAAAAACAAAACAATATATTGAAGAAAAAGAGTTTCCTAAAAATGTATTTTTTTTCTATTTTGTTGAAAATGTTGGACCTTATAAAATAAAAAATACTTTAGCCGAAGTTGCAAAATATGACAATTTATTCTTCTTCGACTCAGACGATTACATGACCGAAAATTGTCTATCAGAGATAAATAAGTTAATAGGTAAATACGAGTGCATAAAACCAAAATTTATAAACTTTAAGGATACCAAAGATGGTAGAGTTTATATTGATGGTAATGGTCTACATGGTGAAGGTGTGTTTGCAATTCACAAAGGTGTTTTTTTAGCCATGAATGGTTTTGAAGGATGGAGATGTGCGGCAGACTCTGATTTTATGGGGAGATTATACAAGTTAAGAAGAAAAATTAATCTAACAAATTTAATTTTATTCCACAGAAGAATACACGGAAACAGCCTTACCATGTCCAAAGAAACCGGATATGCTTCTGAAATAAGGGGAAAATACTTTTCAATATCCAAAAATAAAACAGATCATGGTCCACTACCAAAATTAGAAAAGGCTGATTACCAAATGTTGGATAATGAAACTAAATTATGGTCAGAACCAATATCAACAATAGAACAAAGAAAAATTGATTTACAAAAAGAACTCAAAGAAAAAAAACACAAACTACTTGAATCAATTTTTAGTGATGCACCAAAAGAAGTCCCACAAACTGAAATCAAAGTTGTTAATTATAATCAAGTAAATCAAATAACAAATCGACAAACTCAATCAAATTTGGGTAATGCATTAAAAAAGGCAAAATTAGAAAATATTAAAAGAAATTCGAGGCGTTAGAATTTTTTTTCACTATATTTGTCTTATGGAACACAGATTTAAATCAGGAAACGTAATTAAGGACGATCACATTAAAAGAGTTAAAAAACTTTTAAATAATAAAGGAGTGTCTTTAGAATTTAATGTTTGGAGAGATAAAGTTGAATTCCAAATCACTAATATCAGAAAATATAAAAACTCATGGTCTTTTAGCGATAAAAATAAATATTGTTATGAGGTTGATGTCAAAATGATTGGTAACGCACCTTTTCCTCGTTACTACATAAACTCTAATAAAAGAAGATTAAACTCTCGAGTTAGAGCTTGGTCTAACGAACAAGCGTTATTAGAAGAACTACAATTCTTCGGGATAGAAAACATTTGTATCTCAAAGATTCAATATGTTTAGAGTTCTTTTATATTTATTAATATGAAAGTATCGATTACAGAAGATCAACTCAAAGTTGTACAATCAAAATTGCTTTATGAACAAATCCTTGACGATCTTGTTTTCAAACTATCTTTAATTACAGAAGATGGTAAGACTAAACCTGATATGGAATGGGATTTTGAACCTATCAAAAAAGAAATTGATTTATCCAAGTTATGGGTTAAAACGAAGGAAGATGCTATAAAATATATTGAAAAAGTTAAAGATAAAATTGAAAATCTTCCTTCTGACTTAAAAAACAGAATCGTAAAGTATATTGCTTATTCCTTATTAGGTTTGTTGAGTTTGAAACAAATTGAAAAGTACTTGGATCCTCCATTACAAAGTGCGGTAGAAACTGAAAAAGAATTCATCAAAAAGGTAATACCGCCAAGAATAAGAAAATCATCAGAAGGTTTAATTAATCATTTAAAGTACGAAGAAGGATCCATTAGACATAAAGGACAACCAAATTTAGTTGCCTATGATCTTGGTGATGGTGCTTATACCATTGGTTATGGACATGCTATATTTCCTGATGAACAAGAAGGATTTGATTTTTTACCAAGATACTCAAAAATAATTCCAGGTAGAACAAAAATTACAAAAGAAGATGCCGAAACATTATTGAAAGATGATATGAGAGAAGCTGAAAGTATCGTTAATCGAATTTTGGATCAATGGGAAGAAAAAGGAATTAAACCACCAATTACACAAGGAATGTATGACGCAATGGTTTCTATGTCATTCAATATGGGAAGAGGTATAAGAACTTCAGATTTCATCCAAGCAGTTAAACGAGGTGATTTTGATTTAGCGAGAAAACTAATATTAACAACAAGTGAAAACTTATTTGACGAATTTCCTGGTCTTAAATCAAGAAGAAAAAAAGAATCTGAAATGTTTATATGATTAATCAAGAAAAAATATTAAGACTATTCAAAAGATTTGCTGGAGATACAATTGATCTTCACGGGTTAAAATGTATTCCTGTTAGAGTTGGGGAAGAAATAATATCAAAAAGGCATAATAAACCTTACTATCCAATTGAATTCAAAATAAAAAATCCAAATGATGTTTCTTATTTCTATTCAATAGTGGACGATGATCTTTTAGATATTGTAACGGAGTTTGAAGAA